AAACTGGCGTATTAAACATTACAAGTACTGAAAACTCTACATCAATTGGTACAGGCAGTATTACTACAACTGGTGGTATTGGTGTTTCACAAAATGCATACATTGGCGGCGATGTAGATGTAGGCGGCTTATTAATAACAGGAAATATTGCTCCAGATAGTAATAGTTCAAGAAATATTGGTACTTCAATTAATAAATTTGATCAAATATATGCTACTACGTTCTTTGGAAACATACAAGGTAACGTTAGTGGTACAGTTAGTGGTCGAGCAGGTTCTGCAGATAGACTTGCTAGTGCTACAACATTTGCATTAAGTGGTGATGTTGAACCAAATAGTTTTGAATTTGATGGGCAAACTGGCGGCAGCACAAAAACATTTGCAGTAAATATTGCAAACAGTTTCATTAGTAACAAGACTACTACATATGATGCAGGAAATGCAGACGAATTACTGTTAAATGTAACTACAGGAACAACTGGCGTATATAAAATTACAAAACGTAATTTCTTAAAAACAATTCCATTAGTACCAGCAGGCGCAATGATGCCATTTGGCGGAGTTGAAGCACCTACTGGTTGGCTACTATGTGACGGGCAAGAAATTAATAAGTCTGATTACAATGAATTATGGATAGCAATTCAACATAACTTTAAAGATGCTAGTTTAGTTAGTGACAACGGTGTAAGTAAATTTACATTACCAGACTTTAGAGGAAGATTTGCATTAGGACTTGACAACATGGGTGGCCCAAGTGCAAACAGAGTTACAAATTTAGCTGCTGATGCTATTGGTGGTAACGCAGGTGGTGAAGCAGCAACACTAACTACAGATAATTTGCCAGAACACGAGCATGATTTAGAAGGTGCAAGTGGTACACAGTTTTATGGTGTTAGAGTTGGTGCTGGGGTACCAGTAGATGATAATGCTATTGAACTTCCAATTGAGCCAGGCTTAGGTGGAACACAGGGTATTGCATCAAGTGGTGGCATTAAAACTGAAGCAACACTTGGTACACCATTAGATGTTATGAATCCATTCTTAGCAGTCAATTACATAATTTATACGGGACAATAATAGATGAGTTATCAACTAAACAAAACAGACGGCACACTGCTACTAGACTTAATTGACGGTCAAATTGATACGGCTAGTACAAACCTTACATTAGTTGGTAGAAACTATACTGGTTACGGTGAGTATTTTAATGAAAATTTTATTAAATTACTTGAAAATTTTAGTAATACAGCAGCACCAAGTAATCCTGTAACAGGACAACTTTGGTGGGATAGCACAGAGCAGCGTTTAAAAGTATTTGACGGTACAGTTTGGAAATCAAGCGGTGGCCCAATTGTACAAAACACTAGACCACAAATGGTTGCAGGTGATTTATGGATTGATAACCTAAACAACCAAGTTTATGCTTATGATGGCACAGACTTAATGTTAATGGGCCCACAGTATACTGAATCTCAAGGTAAGAGCGGATTTGAAATTGGCAGTATACTTGACTCACAAAGTAGATCACGTACAGTTGCAAATTTATATGTAGGTGGAACACTTACAGCAGTAATTAGTAGTATTGAATTTACTCCAATTTATGCACAAAGAGTATTAGGACTAGTAACAGCATCAAACCCAGATGGTATTATTAAAGTTGGTATGAATGTTATTGACACTGCTAACTTTAAATACAGAGGTATTGCAGATTCTGCAAACGCACTTGTTACAGCAGGCGGCATAGTTAGAACTGCTGATAGTTTCCTACCATCAACAGCAAGTGGTATTACAACAGGTACACTGACAATTCAAAACTCAGGTGGTTTAACAATTGGACTATCACAAAACAACGTACAAAAAGTTGTTGGCCCACGTTTTTATATTGAAAATCAACTTACAGACCACGATTTAAGTTTGCGTGTTAAGTCAACTACATTCGGATCTATCTCAGTAGATGCAATTTATGTAGATGCAAGCGCAGCTAAAGTTGGTATTTTTACAACTAACAGATTACCAGAATACACATTAGATGTAGAAGGTGACTTACGAGTTACTGGAGACTTAATTGTTGAAGGCGACAGAGTTGCATTAGATGTACAAACTCTAAGAGTTGAAGATAAAGTTATTGAAATTGGTATACTAAACGATAGTACTGAACTTACTGATGCACAAGCAGATGAATCGGGTATTAGTGTTAACAGTAGTAATGGTAGTAAAGATATACTTTGGAAAAATGCTACAAATGCATTTACATCAAATGTAAACATTGACTTACTAGGTACAGATAAAACTTACAAAATTGGCGGGGTTGATAAACTTACAAATACTTCATTAATTAATATTACTTCTGCACCAGACTTACAACTAGTTGGCACACTTACTGAAATACAAATTGATGAAATTAATATTAATGGTAAGACTATTAGTTCAACAAATGATATGGCATTAATATCATCACAAGGTATTGCTATAACAGGTGGCGCAGACATTAATATTACTGATGCACAAAAAATTACTGGTGTAGGTAAAGCAATTAGTGCAAGAGAAGCAGCACGGTTAAGTGTAACTGAATCTACAGCAGGTACAGTTACAACTAAAGAATATGTAGACCAAGAAATTGCTACAGATCCAGTAGTATTCAGTATGGATATTACAGGTATGGGAACAGGAACTACACTACAGACTGCATTAGCAGCGTATTTGAATGATTTATACCCAGCTGTAACATTAAATTCTAACAAAATTGCACGTATACATACAACATCTTATGCTGGAGCAACAGTTCAAGGTGTGGATGTTGAAAGTGCTAAAAACAATAGCTATATAGCTGTTGATTCAAACGGAACACAGAATGAGTCTGTGGTACAAGACATTAGTTTTGATGCTGGAGGTGCAAGTGGTAGTGTTATCCTTACACCAGCAAGAGGGTTAATGACATATACTTCAAATGGAACAGCTTGGACTTATCAGTCAACAAGTGTGTATCCTTAAAAACGATAAATAATATAATAGCACTAGGGGTTACACAATAATGGCATATGCAATAGACAGATATAACAACACACTGTTAACTACAGTGGAAGATGGTACAGTTGATCAAACAACTGACCTTAAATTCATCGGAAAAAACTACGCAGGATACGGCGAAATACAAAATGAAAACTTTTTGTTTTTGCTAGAAAACTTTAGCGGAGCAAATCAACCAGCAAGACCAATAAGTGGTCAAGTTTGGTTTGATAGTGGTTCAAGCAAATTAAAGTTTTATGATGGTACACAGTGGCGTACTACAGGCGGAGCAGAAATTTCAGGAACACAACCAACAGGATTAGCTAATGGCGACTTTTGGTGGGATACTGGCAATGATCAACTATATGTTTATAACGGTACTAACTTTATACTTATAGGACCACAGAACGCAGGCGAAGGCGTAACCCAGATGCAAAGCCTAGAAGTTCTTGATACTACAAGTGCTACAAGAGGAATTATTGCTGCTGTCATCGAAGATGAAACAACAATGGTTATAAGTCCAACACAGTTTGATCTAAATGCAAGCCAAACAGCATTAATTACACAAGGCTTTGATAGAATTAACAAAGGTGTTACTCTAAGAAATACTAAACTAGCAACAGACGGTGTTACTAGTACAGCTGATAGATTCCACGGTACAGCTACAAATGCTGAAAAACTAGGCGGAATATCAGCAGCTAATTTTGTTCAAACAGGTATTGGCAACACAGTATTTACAAGTGCAGTAGAAGCACCAGATTCTGGTATTTTAGTTGGTGACTCAAATGATTTCCAATTTAAAATTGATGACAATGGCTTTGATGGCGTAATACAAAATATTACAAATAACGGCGTAATAAAATTCAAAGTTACTAGTGGCGCAGGCGTACTAACACACGTAGGTACAGTTACAGCAACAGGAATTGTTCCAGCAGCTGACAACACATTTACATTAGGTACAGCAGCATTAGGATTTTCAAATGTACATGCAGCGACATTTACAGGTGAAGCAACTAAAGCAGCTACGCTAAGAGTTGGCACAGACTTCCGTTCAGCTAGTTCTAGTGCTACAAATAATACAGTTGCAGTTAGAGATGCAACAGGAAATATTGCTGCAAACTTATTCCAAGGTACTGCAACACAAGCACGTTATGCTGACTTAGCAGAAAAATACACAACAGCAGAAGAATTACCAGCAGGCACAGCAGTTGCAGTTGGCGGCGAAGCAGAAGTTCGTCCAGCAAAAGCAAGTGATCACAGTATTGGTGTTGTTTCAACTGATCCAGCATATATGATGAATAGCGAAGCAGAAGGCCAATACATTGGTCTTAAAGGACGTTTACCAGTAAGAGTAAAAGGTCCAGTTTCAAAAGGTCAAGCAGTATATGCATGGGAAGATGGCGTAAGTACAACTATTGCTTCAACAGCGATGGTAGGAATTGCACTTGAAAGTAACAGTGATGAGGGCGAAAAACTAGTAGAATGTGTACTAAAGGTATAAGGAACCCCAATGGCAGATATAACAGCAGCACGAATTAACAACTTACAATCTAGTATTAGTTTAATATTAGGTAATGGTTCGGGCCAAAACGGATACGGACAGACAGTAGTAAGTACTCCAGTTAATAATACTGGTGACATTATAGAAGCTGCTGATATGAATGCAATTTATGCAGACATACTTAAAGCAAGAGTACACCAAGTTGGTACTGGTGACATTAGTATTGCTGAAGTTGTACAAAATCTAAACATAGTCGCAGAACAAACAAGTAACTTTATTAACAACCAAGGTATTGGTTCAATTGATCCAGATGGCTTTAAGAAAGGTATTGAAGATTTTGAAGGCTTAATGAGTCAAGTGCAAGCAGATAAAGCACTTTTGCATCCAAGTCAAGCAGCATTAGAGCCTGGCATAACAAGTTCTAGATCAAGCACATGGAACGGCTTAATTGTACATGAAGTAGCTGTTACATTTAGCTCAGCTGAAGCAAGGCGTTTCTTTTTTAATACAGGCGGCGAAATTAGACTAAGTGCAAATAATACAGGCGCAGGCACTCCAAAAGGACTAGACTGGAATCAGTTATGTTCACAAGCAGGAACAATTAAATTTAATTCAGAAACTACAACATCTACAAATGGTGGCGGATCAACAATTGGTAACTACGATTTAACAAGTGCTTTCCAAGACATATACCAAAAAGTTGGTAGCGGAACATATAGTGCTGTATATGCAGGTAACATTTATACACTTAAAGCAAGATCCGATATTGATACACGTATTATTTTTAGAGCAGAATTCAATGATGTAGTATTTGACAACAATATTGACAATAACGTCGATGGCACACTTTCAAGTGTTGTACAGCATTATCGTGCAGACGGCGATGTAAATACTCTAGCACCATCATACTTTAATACTACTACACTAGCATAACCAAACACTTTAGCAATGCTAGTATTTTCTAATAAATACTTGATAGCAAAAAGAGATCACATATGCCCAATACTGTATTAGCGAGTAGATATAATAATTTAAGAAACCAAGTAAATTTAGTGCTTGGAACTTCTAGCGGCGCAACTCCGCAATATGGGTATGGACAATCATTTAGTACTAACAGCAAAGTTGGAACACGTTCAGTTGCTGATCCGTCCAATGCAGAAAAAGTAACAGCGCAAGATTACAGAGATTTGTATATTGACCTTATAAGAGCAAAAGCACACCAAGAAGGTGCATCGACACTTTCGGTTGATCCTTTTATTGTTGGTGATTATGAAACAAATACTAGCAATACAGATAAAATCGAAGAAGCGTATATACAAAATTTAGAAACACTAGCAACTGGATTAGAAACTAATAGATTTAGTGTTGCTGCATCAAATTTAACTACAGAAGCTAATAGTGCAGCTAGTAGCAGTCGAATTGGTGGACTTCCATTCACATCAGAAATTAATCATATTTTTACAATGACATGGGATACAGCCGAAGCAAGGCGGCATTATTTTAATGCAGGCGGGCAAATTAAATTCGGTGCATCAGTGTCGTACACTGGAAGTCAAGCAAAAACAGTTGACTGGCAGCAAACATTATCTGCAATGGGTACTACTAGTTTTACTGGTGTTGGTACAACAAATAATAACAGCATTGGTACTAATAGTTCCATCGGTAACTTTAATTTAAGCAATGCATATCAAATTGTTTATAGACAAGACAATGGTGCAGTTTATAGCAGAAGTAGTTATAACATTTATGCAAAAGAACAAGTTACAGGCGATACGACATCTGCTATAAGATTTAAAGTACAATTTTTTGATGGTCGACCAAATAATTTGACATATGGTATTGACGAATTAGCATACGGCGATTGGTACAGTACTATACAAACAGCATATGCAGAAAGTACAGTTGCTATTAACGGAACAACATATGATGCCGTTATAATTCCAAGCAGCCAACGCCCTACAGGGTCTGTACAATCACCCCTAGGATAACCAACTTTATAGTTGACAAACTCTAAAATCTAATATATACTAGTACTTAATTAACTAGGAGTTTAACTATGGATGAACGTTTAGAAAAAGCATTAGACTTTTCTAATTATATGCTAACACTCAGTAATCAAAAACGATTATTGTCTGAAAAATATCAGCAAGATTTAATTCATTTTTATAGTGGATCTCAATTTACAATTACACGAGAATTAATTACATTTGTAAGCGCAATGGTAGATGCTGAACAAGACGAAGTTGTAATTATTGATGATAATAGTATTCCTTGTATGGTAAGCGATATTAGTGATTTTCATATTAATATTTTAAACAAATACGCAACAGCGTCAAATGATTATTATACAGAATATGCAAGTCTAAAAACAAACAGAAGCGTAGAGAAATTAGTCGAGCATGAATAAAGGTGCATTTGTAATTGCACGAAATAATGGCCATATTGATTATGTAAAACAAGCTGTTTTCCTTGCAAAAAGAATAAAGAAATATCTAGACATACCAGTTACAATAGCGACTGATAGTGCAGACTATCTAAAAAATACGTTTGATGTAAACATATTTGATAATGTAATTGAGTTACCATATACTGACGAAAAAAACTTGCGATACTTTTTTGATGGAACATTGTCAAAAAAGACAGCTAGTTTTAAAAATGCTAATAGAGCAAATGTATATAATCTAACTCCTTATGATGAAACATTATTAATGGATACTGACTATATCATTTCAAATGATTTATTTAAAAGTTGTTTTGACTCAGTATCTAATTTTATGTTATATAAAAAATCAGATGATATTGCAAAAGTACGTGCTGAAGACGAGTTTGATACAATAAGCAATACTAGTGTTGATTTTTATTGGGCTACTTGCGTATTTTTTAGAAAAACAGAAACTAACAAAACATTTTTTGATCTTGTTAGTCACATAGAAGATGAATGGAATCATTATAGACGAGTGTATCAAATTAAATCATCATTATTTAGAAATGATTTTGCATTTAGTATAGCCGTACACATAATGAATGGATTTCAAACAGGAACATTTGCTCAACAACTTCCAGGAAGTATGATGTATACTA